GATAGGGCTCTCGTTAGGTAGGCGAACCCTAAATGAGTCTGTGATATACTTTGTCTTGAAGTCACAGAACATGCGTTGCAGAGACGGAAGTCTCACTACAGTCCCAGAAAACTTTACAGGGCAACCGGTAGCGATTAACAGCGATACGAGCTAGTTAGTCGGGGAATAGACAACACAGGATGACAGGCCATGGCAATGTCCAAATCTTGGTAGTGCCTCTTAGGAGCACTACCATGGCTTCTAAACCGGCAATATATATTCCATAAGAAAGAAATACTATTACCGTTAAAAACTATACCGAAACGAACGAAGTGAGTAAAGGGATAAGTTGTTCGAAGAACAACTCTGAAAGAAAAATAGCTTTTAGAAGAATGGTAAGTTAGATTTCTTAGTGACTTCTAGATTATTCTCTACGAGGTCAGATATTGCTTGTCTCTCGAACGAAGACATATTGAGGATATCCTCATAGGATACGCCCCCTCTCATATACCATGAGAGGGATAACGCATTCGTCTTAATGTTTTCTACGTCTTTTTCGAATTGTTCAATTAGGTTCTTAACGGCCTCAGGAGACGACGCCAGAAGCCTTATGCGAAAAAATCTGCTGGGTTTAGCGTGAATGGTTGTTCATACTTGTTTTCGCAACTGGTGCATTCAATAGTTAATGGCTTAATTTCTGTTTCAAGCTTTAACATAGTGTTGTAGTCACGAACTTCGGTATACACATTTCTATCACAATGCTTCAAGAAGTCAAGAATAAATTCTTTTTCTGTCACTGTTGCATTAGGTGTAATGATATGTTCAATCGTATTTGCGATTAGATCCATAGTAAGTAGCGTGATTTTTTCAAGTGCCTGATGGCTTGCAGTGTTGCGCTCATCATCATCTTCAATTAGTTCAAGACTCATGAAGGCACGCTGAACTTCAAATTGTCCCATCGCACCGGCATTCATTTCTCTATAACTGAGTGGCTTAAACTTAATCTTAAGGTCACCGATTTCCAATGGCTTGTCATAATCGCCTGGCTTCAATGAAGCCAAAATACCGATAAGATTAATCTGATATGTAGCAGATTCTTTACATGCAGGGCAAATAGAATCTAGTTCTAGATTTTCGCCGCCGGACGCTGCTTTAATTGCAATTAAGATTGAATCTAAATCGACACTATTGATCTTCCAAGGGTCTTTAATAGCAGGAATGCAACTCTTAATTAATTCTGCAACAGCCGTTCCGTTGAACAAGGCGTCAGGGGTTCTAGCAGTGATTTCATCGATTGCAGTCATCGGGTATACTGGAAGTTCCTCAGTATCGGTAAGGTCTACTACTCCTTTTTCATAGGATTGACCACCGCTCGGTAACTTTAAGTATACTGCTGGTCTTCTGAAATACTGTCTTAGTGGATTATTTTCCATGTTTTCTCCTCATAAAGTTCGGGTAAATTTCCGATACTAAATACATAACATATTTAGTAAGTAAAAAACCGAGCATAAAAAAGGTAAAAGTATGGATCCTGAAGTAATTGCACAACTAGAAGAACAGCTTCGTATGATGAACGAATTGCTGGCCCAGCAAAATTCAATGATGGCTGCTCAAATGGGTGCAATGAAAACCGCTGGCGGCAAACTTAATGCCGCAGCAGGTGGCTTTGCTAAAGGTATGGGTGCCAACGAACAAGCTAATACCAAGTATGCAGAAGCTCAAGCTAAAGCAGCGGAATCTAGTGAAAAGTGGGATAAAGCGGCTAGAGCATCACAGATGACACTTACTGCTTTTTCAGCAGCGGTAAGTAGCACTTCTAATGTATTAGGTTCTTTGGGCGGAGCATTACTGAGTGCTGAAAAGGGATTTAGTAAGTACGGCGGTACTGTAGACGCCGCCGCAAGTGCCGCCCAAGGATTAGCAAGTTCTTTACCTATTGTCGGTCAAGCTTTAGGTGCAATTGTAGGTGTCGCTGGTCAAATTGCATCTAAGGTCGTAGGTGATGCGCTAAAACTAACTGATGCAATTGTTAACTTACGAGACGAAACTGTTAAAACAGCAGGTGCATTACCCACATCATCTGAAGGTCTATTAAAATTAGCTAATGATGCCAAATACTTTGGCGAAAACATTCAAACCCTTGGCAAAATTACGCAGGGACTAGGGACAGGTCTTATTACTTTAGGTAAAACTGCCGGCGATGGCGCTGTCAAGTTTATGGAACTGGCTAATGTATCTGAAGAAACTAGACAAGCTTTTGGTAAAATGGGTATTTCCCAAGAACAACTTACTGAAATGCAGGCTACTTACATTAAGCAGCAACAGTCTTCAGGTTTGGCGTATCTATCACAGAATAAATCTATAGACCAACTAAGAAAAGAATCATTAAAATATGCAGAAAACTTAAATGCATTATCAAGCTTGACCGGTAAACAAGCAGATGCACTAAGAGCCGAACAAGATATTGCAGCAGCGGTGATGCAAGAAAAGATTGCTCAGCGTCAGGATTTGGTTGAGCTTAAGAGGTTAAGAGATAATAAACAATTCGCTGAAGCCGCTGAATTAGAAGCTAAAATGAAGTCTATGGCCGACTATAGAGACACTATGTCCAATCTTGTTGGCCCTGAACAAACAGCACTGTACATGAACTACATGAGAACCGGTGTTTATAATAATATTTCCGCACCTTTAGCAGTTTTAGGAGCAGATTTAGATACAGCAAGAACCCAGCTCCAGCGCGGCGCAGACGGGATGAAGGTTGCTGCACAATCAGCAGATGACCTAACCGCTAAGCAAAGTCAAATGTCTACTAATTTGGGCCAAGCAGCATTGCATATGGACGAACAAAGTCTTGCTAGTACTGGGTTATTAAAAGATTCAATAGGTAGACTGAATGACACCTTTGGTCAGTCTGCCGAAGAAAGATTAGCGGCTGCTAAGAAGAACCAGGAAGAACGCAAAGCAGGTTCTCCGATGGATGACGCCATTGAAAAAGCGAGATCCGCAGAAAGAGCATTACAGCAAAAATATCAAGAATTCTTAATTGATGGTATCAAGAAAGCAGCAGCACTACTAAATGCAACTGACCTTAATAAGTTAGCGGCAGATGCTATGAGATATGGATTAATTGCGCTGAAAGCTGGTTTAGCAGTAGCTACAGTTGCAACCGGGGTATTGGCCGCTGCTAAATGGAAAGAATGGCGAGCATCGGTCGCTGCAAAAGAAGCACAAAAAGACTTCACTAAAGCATTAAGAGAATCTGCCGCTGCAATGAAGCAACAGACTAGTGCTAGCCGTAATGCCGCTAGAGCAGACACCGCAGAAGCTAGAGCAAGTGGTTCGGCAGCTTCAGCAGACAGGTCAGAATCAACAGCAAGTAATAGAGCAAGAGCAGCCGACATAGCAGAAGCTAGAGCAAGTGGTTCGGCAGCTTCAGCAGATAGAACAGAAGCGGCAGCTAGTAGAAGGGCCGCTTCTGCTGACATGAGAGAAGCTGCCGCTAGCCAAAGAGCCGCAACCGCAGACATGAGAGAAGCAGCCGCAAGCATGAAAGCTGCTGCTGCCGATCTTAGAGAAGCAAAGGCAAGCGATGCCGCTGCTAGAGCAGACATGAGAGAATCTATGTCAGGCGGCGGAGGCTTTGGTGGTGGCGGCGGCAAGGGCGGCAAGCTTCTTAGATTTGCTAAAGGTGCTGCTGGAGGGCTAGCCGGCTTATTAGGCGGCATGGCATTAGATTACGGAAGTGAAAAAGCAGAAGAAGCCGGCCATACTAAAACAGCAGGCGCACTTTCAGTAGGTTCTAGTGCGGTAACTGGCGCAGGTACCGGAGCAATGATCGGAAGTGTTATTCCTGGACTCGGTACGGCAGCAGGCGCCGCTATCGGAGGTGTATTAGGAGGACTATACGGACTTTATCAAAATAGTGACAAATTGTTTGGTACTGGAAAACCCAATTCACCTACAACTGAAACTGCGGAAGCAGCAGAAAAACTAACATCCGCAGCAGAAAGCTTGGAAGAATCTAATAAAGAGACTATAGCCAATTCATTAGCTATATTGAATTCTGCTTCTTCCGTTGGCGGTGTTGAGAAGATGACTCCGGAACAATTAGCTGCATATGGAATAACACCTGAGGTTGCACCTGTAGTAGCTCAAGAACCCGGTACCTCTGAGAAGGAAAAAGCTGCACAAGCAGGCTATACAATTCAAAAGGGTGACACCTTATCTAAGCTAGCTGAACAGTACGGTACTACTGTAGAAGCACTGATGGAAGCAAATAAACAAATCACAAATAAAGATTTGATTTACGAAGGCGCTCAATTAAACATTCCAGGACAAGAAAACCTTAATAATGAATATAAAGTCAAGAAGGGCGATACCCTAAGAAAAATAGCCGAACAGTATGGAATGAGTCATGAAGATTTACTAAAGGCAAATCCAAATCTAAAGAATAAAGACTGGAAAGAAGGATACAAACTTAATATTCCTGGAATGGCTGGCATGCCGGGTACAGGATTAACTCCTCAAGAGTTGGCTATGCAACAAAATGAAGATATGATTACTGATCAAATCGACCAAAATAGAAAACTGTTTGGAGAACCATTGCAGCAATCACAAGAAGAACGAGAAAAACAAGCGCAGTCATTTACTGATTTAAACAATTCAATGGGTCTATTTAAGAAAAACATAGACAGTACGAATAAAGCATTTATAGATTTAATGTCTGCATCAGACGAATTATTCAAGGCTTTGACAGGTCGTGATCGTCCTGGTTCAGAGAATGCGCCTGCAGGTCCTGGTGGAACTTCACAATCTTATAATGCTGCTATACCTGAAAATGTGAGAGGAAATTTAGACAAAATCTCACAATCTTTAAAAAATGCAGGGTTCACTGATCAAAATTATATTAACGCTGTACTAGGCAATGTTATGAAAGAATCAGGCGGTAACTTCAATATAGAAGAAGACATTGCAGGTTACGCAAACACTGACAATTCTAGAATTAGAAATATATTTAAGACTAAATCTAAAGGAATGTCGGATGCTGAAATCACAGCACTGAAAGCAGACCCTAAAGCATTTGCAAATAAAATGTACGGGGATAGAGGTGGAAACAACAAACCAGGTGACGGATGGCTGTTTAGAGGAAGAGGCCCAATAGGGTTGACGGGTAGGGCAAACTATTCAAAAGCATCCCGTGATATTTATGGAGATGATAGACTAGTTGAAAATCCTGATTTAGTTATGGATCCTGAAGTAGGTTCTCAGGTTGTAGTTTGGTTTATGAAACAAAATGAAGGTCAAATGAGATCAAAGCTTGGATTTAGCAAAGATCAAGCCTTAAATCAACAGGATGCAGCACTGCTTGCAACAAGTCAAATTGCAGGACAAAAAATCACTCGCGGGAAAGGATTCTTAGGAACAGAAGCTCTTGGTAAAGTAGAATCGTATGCATCAGCAATAAGCTCCAACTCTAACAGTGTAATTGGTGCAGTGAGTGATTTTGGTAGGGCGGTGAAAGATGCTACTGGTGCAATGCCTGGTGGTGCAATGCCTGGATTACCTCCGGCCGCATCCTCAGGTAGTATTGTTCCTCTTGGTAGAGCCCTACAAGGTATGAAGTTGCGTGTTGACGAAAACATACATTTTGATGGTAAACATCCAGCACCCGGCTCACACTCTAAAACTGGCGGCCACTATGACGGTACTGCTATTGACGTTAACGCTCCAGGAGGAATAGTTGAAGCTAATGATCCTAAATGGGGTCCAATGTTTGATCAACTTGCTCGTGCCGGTGCTGCTGCAGGCTATCATACATTGTGGAAATCTCCTGACGGAAAACACCATAATCATATTCACTTCCAATATTCAGGTAGCATGGGAAGAAACAGTAAGATTGGCGCCGAGCGCGGCGGCATTCTAAAAGGTCCAGATAGCGGATATCCAGTAGAGCTACACGGAACCGAGATGGTTGTTCCTCTAGACAATAGATTTACTAGATCAATGAATAAATCGTCTGAACAATATACTGTTAATGGTAAGCCAGTCGATAAAAAAGCTTATGATAGTTTTATGAAATCTAATCCTGAACTACAAAACATCCAGCAAAAAGTTCAATCAATGCTCGGTACTATTAGTAATGATAAACTAGATCCTGCTAAAATGATAAGTTCGATGTCACGATTGATGGATAATAATTTGACTGGTGTTAAGGACGAAATGATTGATAAGAACAAAAAAATTCAAGATTCATTAATTCAATTGGTAAGTAAAGAAACTAATAAGGCTCTACAAGCAATTAATGAAACCAATCAGCCTATGCAAAATGCAGCAACGTCAATAACAAATTCAATGCAAACTGTTATGAAAGCTCACACTAGTACAATGAACGAGCTAAACTATAGATTAGGACAAATGGTAGATGCATTAGAAACAAGCAACGATGTTACTAAGAAGATTTTGAAAAAAGCTAGTGCCTAACACTAAATAGACAGTAACTAAAAGAAGTCTAAACATGTCATATAAAAAGAAGTTCTTAAATAAGAGTGGTGTTTCTAGCCCTATCTCTGGTATTAACAGTAATAGCGGGGCTTGGAATAGTCAAGGCGGTTCATCCGACGGCTACAGTAACACTGAGTTTGGATACAAGAACTACATGTCCAGACTTCCAGAAGTCTATACAGGGCACCCTAATAGAATCGAGCGTTATAATCAATATGAAATGATGGATGTTGATGCTGAAATTAACGCTTGCTTAGACATTATTGCAGAATTCTCCACACAACGAAATGAGCATAACAAAACTCCATTCAGTTTTGAGTTTAAAGAAGAACCTACTCCTCACGAAGTAGAACTATTGGGCAAACAATTGCAACAGTGGTGCAAACTAAACGAATTTGATGTTCGTATGTTTAAGATTTTTCGTAACATTGTAAAATACGGAGATCAAGTATTTGTGCGTGACCCAGAAAACTTCAAGTTGTACTGGGTAGACATGGTTAAGGTTATTAAGGTAATCGTTAATGAAAGTGAAGGCAAGAAGCCTGAACAGTATGTCCTAAAAGATATCAATATTAACTTACAGAATCTTAGTGTTGCACAAAAGACGAATACTGACTTTGCAGCTAATCCAGCAACTGGATTAGGGGGCAGTGGAGGTGGCGGTAGCGCTCCTTACACAACTCCGGCAATGCCTTATAATACCACAGGATCACGCTTCACTTTAGGACAGAGTGAATCTGCGATAGACGCAAAGCATATTGTTCATTTGTCACTAACTGAAGGGCTTGACCGATTCTGGCCTTTCGGACAGTCGATTCTAGAGAACATCTTTAAGGTCTATAAGCAGAAGGAACTATTAGAAGACGCTGTTCTAATTTATCGTGTACAGCGTGCTCCTGAACGCAGAATGTTCAAGATTGATGTCGGTAATATGCCTAGTCATATGGCTATGGCATTTGTTGAAAGAGTCAAGAACGAAATTCACCAGCGCAGAATCCCTTCACTATATGGCGGCGCAAGCGTAGTTGACGCATCATACAATCCACTGTCAATGAACGAAGACTACTTCTTCCCAGTTACCGCAGAAGGCCGTGGTTCAAGTGTTGAAGTTCTTCCGGGCGGACAAAACTTAGGCGAAATTGATGACTTGAAATACTTCAACAATCGCCTTGCTCGAGGTCTTCGTGTACCGTCATCATATCTACCAACTGGACCAGATGACAATAGCACTCCATTGAGTGATGGTCGTGTTGGTACTGCGATGATTCAGGAATTCAGATTCAATCAGTACTGCGAACGCTTGCAGAACTATATTGCTCTCAAGTTAGATGAAGAATTCAAGTTGTTCCTACGCTGGAGAGGATTCAATATTGACACTGGATTGTTCCAAATCTGTTTCAATCCTCCACAAAACTTCGCTGCATATCGCCAAGCTGAACTAGACAATAGCAGAGTTGGTACATTCACTAGCATGGAATCGCTTCCCTATATGTCAAAGAGATTTGCTATGGAAAGATTCTTAGGACTAACCGAAGAAGAAATCAAGAAGAACGAAAAGCTTTGGGAAGAAGAAAACAGTGAGAAGGTTGAAATGGAAGCTGCTGGCTCTGATTTGAGAAACATCGGAATTAGTTCTGGCGACTTTGAGACTGATTTCGAAACCGCAGACGAAATTGAAAACAATGAAGCTCCCGAAGAAGGTCCTGATGTTGCTGGACCGGTAGGAGCTGACTCTCCGGCTGCTGGTGGACCGTCTGCTCCGGGCGGAGGTCCAGGCGGACCAATGCAAATCTAAATTAAATGAGAGAATTTCTAAAGTTTCTTTTAATTTGGATTTCTCAGAATTTAGCTATTCCGTTTTGGATGGTGGGTCATGTTCATTTAAGTATGAATATGAGTATCTACCAAGACTTGCATATAATACTAGCATCACTTGGGATGAATATTATTGTAGCCATTGGATTTTGGATAGACTACAAATCACAAAAAGATAAATAAAAATATGCAACTGTTTGAAATGTTCGATGCACCAATTAATGGTTTACAAGATGTCAACGATGACAATAGCAAGCCGGTGTGGAAAACCTCTAGAAAAACAAAATTAACACTTGCGCAGATTAGAAAATTACGCAAAATGATGGATGTGCGTAATTATGAGAAGAAATTATATCTCAATAAGGTTCGCACTCAATACGGTGCAAAACCAGAAGCTGATGCAACAGCTTAATAAAAATTCAAAAATGTAAAAAATACGCACTTATTGAGTGCTTTTCCTGACTATGGTATAAGTAAGTCTACACAAAGCCATTGTTATCAGGAGAAATTTAATGGACACTAAAAAATTCGAACAATTAATGGACCTCGTTATCAACGAAGATAACGATAGAGCCCAAGAACTATTTCACGAAATCGTTGTAGAAAAGTCAAGAGAAATCTTTGAGTCAATTATGGCTGAAGAGATGGACGAAGACGAAGATATGATGGAAGACGATATGGACGGCGGCATGGGCGGACAAGTAGGCGATCTACTTGACGAAATCAATGCTGAAGAATCTGGTCTTGCTGAAGAAGATGACAGCGAAGAAGATATCGATTTCGGTGACGAAGAAGTTGAATTCGGTGATGAAGATTTAGGCGACGATGAAGGCGGCGAAGAAGTTGAAGATGCTGTAATTCGCATCGAAGACAAGCTAGACCAATTGATGGCTGAATTTGAAGACATCATGGGCGGCGGCGACGATGCAGGCGATGACATGGACTTCGGCGGCGAAGAAGGCGACATGGACGGAGACGAAATGGACTTCGGCGGTGAAGAAGACGAAGAAGCTATGATGGAAGCAGTTCAACTTAAGAAGATTTCTGTAACACACGGCGACAACGGCGTACAGACAAAGAGCCCAGGACTTCAGGGTTCAGGACAAGCTGGTATGGACAGTCATCCAGTAAAGTTCAGCGGTCACGACGAAGCAGTTCCTACTGCTCCTAAGGCCCCAAGCAACTTCTACTCAAAGGGTGAAACATCTGTAAAGGGTGCAGGAAACTTCAAGAACAGTCCAGGTAAGGATAACTTCAAGGACAAGGGTGAAGCAGCTCCTAAGCCAAAGCACGGTGATGACGGCTCAAACGCTAAGAGTCCAGTAGCAGAGTCACGCAGACCTGCTCGTAGACCAATTCGCTAAGGGATCTGAGAGCAAATGGCTTTGTATCTTAGAGAAAATCTTACCTTCGATAGAGCAGGCATGGTTGTCGAATCTATCAAGGAAGAGGGCGCTGATTTTAAGACCCTCTATATGAAGGGGATTTTCATTCAGGGCGGGGTAAAGAACGCAAATGAGCGTGTTTACCCCGTCAATGAAATTGAAACTGCCGTGGATACTCTAAACAAGCAAATCTCAGAAGGCTACTCAGTTTTGGGTGAGGTTGACCACCCAGATGATCTTAAAATCAATTTAGACCGTGTATCACACATGATTACAAGCATGTGGATGGACGGGGCCAACGGTTTTGGCAAACTAAAAATTCTCCCAACTCCAATGGGTCAACTCGTAAGAACGATGTTGGAGTCAGGGGTCAAGCTAGGTGTATCCAGTCGTGGATCAGGTAATGTAAACGATATGGATGGTAGAGTCAGTGATTTTGAAATCATTACTGTCGATATCGTTGCCCAACCTAGCGCACCAAACGCATATCCCAAAGCAATTTATGAAAGTCTCATGAATATGAGAAACGGACATAAAGTGTTAGAGATTGCTAAGGAAGCACAGGGTGACAAAAAAATACAACGATTCCTTGGTGAGGAAGTAAAGCGTCTCATCAATGAACTTAAAATATAAAAAGGAATCAAATAAATGTTAGATGCTATCAAGCCATTACTTGAAAGCGGTCTCATCAACGAAGATATCGGGCAGCAGTTAAATGAAGCCTGGGAAGTTAAGTTGAATGAAGCTCGTGAACAGGTCCGTGCAGAACTCCGTGAGGAATTTGCACAGCGTTACGAACATGATCGTAGCGTTATGGTAGAAGCCCTTGACAAGATGATGACCGATCACCTAGCAGAAGAAATTCGTGAATTTGCTTCTGAAAGACAGGCAATGAACGAAGAACGCATTCAATCGCAATTTAAATTGCGTGAAAATGCTACTAAGTTCAATAACTTCATGGTGACCAAACTAGCCGAAGAAATCCGTGAACTACGCAGTGATCGCAAAGTTCAATTGGAAAATCAGAAGAAACTAGAACAATTTGTTGTTCATGCCCTATCAAGAGAAATTAAAGAATTCTCAACTGATAGACAAGCAGTAGTTGAAGCTAAGGTTAAGTTGGTAGCTGAAGGCCGCAAGCAACTTGAAGTACTTAAAGCTAAGTTCATTAGTGAAAGTGCCAAAAAAGTTAGCGGAATTGTATCAACTCATCTTAAGGGTGAACTATCACAACTTAAGGAAGATATCAAGCTTGCAAGAGAAAACACTTTTGGTCGTAGATTGTTTGAAGCATTTGCGGGAGAATTCTCAGTTACTCACTTAAACGAGAAAGCTGAAACTCGCAAAGTAATCAAAACACTAAAATCAAAAGACTCGCAGCTTGCAGAAGCTAGAGCTAAGTTGGAAGAAGTCAGCAAGCTCGTAGAATCAAAAGATCGTGAAGTTCGCATTATTAAGGAATCTTCGCAGCGTGACAAGACAATGGGTCAACTATTGTCAACACTAAACGCTGAAAAGTCCGAAGTAATGAGAGCATTACTCGAAAGCGTACAAACTCCTAAGTTGGAGAACGCTTTCAATAAGTATTTACCAGCAGTTCTAAATACTGGTTCAGTAGACACCTCCCCTCGCAAGAAGGCTCTTACTGAATCTGTTATCGTAGAAGCAACTGGTAATAAAACTGCCAAAGAAACAAAAGAAATTGATGAAACTGTTGTAGACAATGTAATCGATATCAAGCGTTTGGCAGGGCTTTAATAGACATATTTTAGGAGAATAATATAATGTCAAAAGTACTCTTAGAAAGCCGTTGGGGAGAAACAAAAGACGCCCTGCTAGAAGGCTTAAAAGGCAATCGTCGTTCAACTATGAGCGTATTGCTTGAAAATACAAAGAAGCAGTTGCTTGCTGAAAGTTCAGCTGGTACAACAACTGCTGGTAACATTGCTACACTAAACCGCGTTATCCTTCCGGTAATTCGTCGTGTTATGCCAACTGTTATCGCTAACGAACTCGTTGGTGTTCAGCCAATGACTGGCCCAGTTGGTCAGATTCACACTCTGCGTGTTCGTTACGCAAACTCATTGACTGACAACTCAGCAGCAGCAACTTCGGTAACTGCTGGTGAAGAAGCTCTTTCACCATTCAAGATTGCACAGGCATACTCACGAGTTCCTTCTGATGCAACTGACACTAGCTTCTATACTGGTGCTGACACAGCATCACTAGAAGGTAATGGTGGTAAGCAGATTTCTGTTCAGATTCTTCGTCAGGCTGTTGAAGCCAAGTCTCGTAAGCTACAAGCTCGTTGGACTTTCGAAGCTGCTCAGGACGCTCAGTCACAGCATGGTATCGACGTAGAAGCAGAAATTATGGCTGCTCTTGCACAAGAAATCACTGCTGAAATCGACCAGGAAATCTTGCTTTCACTTGCAACTCTTGCTTCAACTGAATACACATTCAACCAAGCAACTGTTTCAGGTACTGCTACTTATGTTGGTGACGAACACGCTGCTCTAGCTGTTCTTATCAACCGCGTTGCAAACTTGATTGCACAGCGTACTCGTCGTGGTGCAGGTAACTGGGCTGTTGTTTCACCAGCTTCACTTACTGTTCTACAG